CTGCCATCATAATTGCTGATGGTTGACTTACTGATGGTCCATAAAACATTCCAGCATATCCACCTCCACGTTCACCTCTGTTTAAACCAGATCCAGATCCAGGTCTAGATGGTCCTCCACCAGTGTTTAATGCAATTGTGTAAGTTTGTCCAGAAGTGAAGGAAACAGATCCTGTTGAATAACCACCTGTTCCACCATATCCTTCACCTTGTCCACCTTGCCCCCACATTTTAACAGTGGTACTAAAAGTTCTTTGAGCAACTAATGTATAAGATGTTTGTGTTCCACCATCTAAAATTAAAGCACCATTTGAAGATAGACTCCACTCACTAAGTCCACTTACAGATGGTGTCACTGTAAAATCTATTGATGAAGCACTAGTAAATCCAAATGCTTTTGCACTTAAAGATGATAAAGTTCCAAGAATAGGCATAATATTAAGAGAACTTTGTTTGAGATGCAAGAACCGTAAAGGTTGCGTCAGCAGTTTTTACAATTGTATATGTGTAGATATTAATAGAACTTGCAAATCCTGAAGTAGGTGCAGTTCCACCTTGCCATTTTGGAGATATTGTTGTTCCATCAACTTTAAAGGTGCTTGCATACTTTGCACTTGAACCTTGTGTACTTAAAATAGTTACAGTTACACTTTTCCCAATTGGAAGAATTGTGTTCAAACTTGTAGAAGAATTCCCTCTAACATTAAAAGTCCAATTATCTGTTGCATTGGCAGTGTAATAAAATAGTGTTCCAGAAAGAATATCAAGATCAATCGTTCCTGTTAATGCTGTGGAAGATAGATTTACATTTTCAAAGAGTTGTTGGACAATACCAGTTCTCTCTAATGTAACTGTATTTGCGATTCCAATATTACTTTGAGAAAAAGTAACTATACCAACACTATTTGTTGTTACAGTAATAGTTTCGTCACTTTGAACTGTGACATTTGAATTATTTTTAATAATTCTATCAATACTTACACTCGCAGTTTCTAATCCATAAACCTTTCCAAAAAAATGAGCATCATCATTGAAAAAAACAGTTTTTCCAAAAGTTTGTAAGTCTGATAATTCCTCTTTATCTTCGAATGGCATAATTTATCTCCTTATAAGAAACCACCAAGAACTCCCTGTGCAAGATCTCTTACATAAGTTCCTTTAAAAGTTTTATCCATAAATGTTGCTTGAACTGGTGCTAAATTTCCTGCAAGAGCATCGCAGTTTGCAATATTTGATTTAAGATCAATCTTATTTCCTGCTTCGATTCTGACATTGTTTCCTGCTTTTAAAGTTAAATTTTCATCAGCATCAACAACTATATTTGCTCCACGAATACGAACTTGCCCATTTTTCTCTGCGGTAATCCAAACGTCACCATTCTTCCCAGTGATAACAATATCAACTCCTGTTGAACTGCTTTTCTGCCCTGCAACAATTTCAATCGATTGATCATTATAAATGTGATATAATCCGCCAAATTGCATTCCAACACTCGATGTCATTCTTTCATCGGTGACAGCATACAGGTCATAAACGGAAGTTCCGTTTAATCCCATTTGTGGATTTCCAGTATCAATCCTGAAATGAGGGCTAAAAGACTTTGACTTTCTTCTTTGCCAGTTTTGTTTATCAAAAGGTCTTTCTGCCATTTTACTTACTAATACAATCTATTTGCTGTTTAACTTCACCTTGATATTGCTTTCTTGGTTTGAGAGTTGCTTTAAGAGTTGCCCCATAACCAGTCTGACTCTTAACTTTCAATATGGGCAAGTCTTTAACTTCATTCACGTTATTGTTTTCACTATTTATTGGGAACACTCTGATGATTTGACCAGTTCTATTATCAGTATCAACCTCAATCTTATATTCAACCGTAGGATTATTTAAATCAATAACCGTATCAGTATTAGTGTAGTTTATTCCTGGATTAACAATCCTAATACCATCAATTACATAAGGAGGTTTAGACTCTGGTGTTTCTCCTGGATCACTTAATGGATAGTTTTCACCCTCAGAAACAATATAAATGTCAATTACTTGCCCATACGTCGGAGATTCTTCATCATAATCAACGACTGCTCTTGCAATTGCACCATATCCTTGATTACAATCATCTGTAATTTCAACATATGGTGGATAATCATAACCAGATCCACCATTAAGAACATCGATACCAATAATACTTCCTGTTGCTGTTGCTAAATCACCAACTATTGATCCAAGTATTGCTTTACCAACTGCACCAGTTCCAGTGCTTCCAAATATTTTAACTTTAACACCACCACAATTTGCAGGACTTCCACCAAAACAATCAGAGACGAGACCTTCAAATCCTGGATTTGAGAAACCTTTATTTAAGAAATCAAGAGATCCAACAGACTTAACTAAATCAGTAACTGCTTCTCCTGTATCAATAAATGAAGTAGCAATAGATGCTGCAAGATTTGCAGATGCCATAATATCAGAAACTGAAATTCCCTTTTGCTCTTTTGCACCCTTTCCGATTACCCACTGCTCAGTCTGTGCGTTGTAATTTGGTGCAACTTCATTGCAAGATAATTTAAAGTTTCCACTTAAAAGTCCCTCTGCTGCACTTCTTAGCGAAGAGATCAAATTAAATCCCATTAATATTTTTTCTACTCCACCAAGAACAGGAGATAGAATAGATTCTATTCCACCAATAATATGATTTACTAATCCACCAACAAACTGATCTGCAATACAACTCACAAAATTAGTAACATTATCTGCAACTGAACTTAAAAGACCTTTGATAATATTACCAAGACTACTTAAAACAGAATTTGCAACACAAGGTAATGCATTTTGAACTGCTTTAACTGGTGCAACCATCGCTGCTTGTGCTGCAACTCCTGCCTTATGCGCTATCATATCATTTTGAGTTGCTGCAAAAACAATTGCATAAACTGTTCTATACAGTAATTTCAATCCAGCGTTCAAGATTGGAGCTAGATTCTTATATAATTTGTTGATCATTCCACCAACAAGACCGCTTGATATTTTTTGAATCTTTGCGGTAATTTTACCAATTTCCTCATCAATAAATGCTTTTGCCTTTCCAATAGATCCAGAAACAGTATCACTGACCGATTGAACTTTACTTACAAAATTATTAATCTCTGTTGACATTTTGTCAAGAGTACTTGAATTAGATCCACTCGCCGCTTTTACAACATCGCCAATTGCAGTGTAGGCAGATCTTTCATCTGGACCAATTTTTTTTGCTTGTTGTAAGCTTACGTATCTTGGAGACTTTTGAGAGTTTGCATTATTTTCATTTGATTCATTTTTTACAATATTTGCACCATCATTATCAATTTTACTTGTGTATCCAGTAAATGGTTCAAATGGTCTAGAATATTCCTTTGTAGATACTTCTGATGTTCTACCAAATACTCCTAAAATCATTGGTAAATTAAAATCAGGAGCTCCGTCTAAGAAAAATCCAAAGACCATATCTCCTGGTGATATAGAAACGCTTGTGAATTGATTTGCTGCACCAGATCCAGCAGTCGTTGGCAGCATCACTTGTGCCCAACGAGCATCATCTTCCTTTAAGTCAGAAACCTTTGGAGAATCATAACCCAATATACGAACTTTATATCTGTTACTCCATCCAGCACCATTAATTTGTCCTTTTTGAGAATCCTCTGGTTGGATTTGCCCAATCCACCATATAAATCCATCCCTTCCAATGAAATTTGATTTTATAAGAGACTGATCTAACATTCCTTAATCTACCTTATTGTTAGTTGCGAATTGCCCAAATGTATCTCTAATTAATTTCATTGATGTATACGATCCAAAAGTATCAAAATGATGACAAAGTGCTTTAATCATATATAGACCACTTTGTTGATTATCAAACTCTTTTTTTGCCGATAATGTTGTTTTTGGAAAAAGACATTCAATAATGTCTCCTGCTCTCAAATTTGTATTTGAAGGAACAGTTACAGATAATACTTGTGTAAAAAGAGTATTATATCTCACCAACGATTGTGCCTGAAATTCTGATGCATCTGCATTTTGATCAACCGAAACTTCGGAATCAAAAGTTCCAATGTCGGCAATTGATGCCACCGTTCTTGATGTTGTTTCTCCGAGATCTAATGCTGCTGCATTTGAAAACGAAATTTTAGGTGCTTTTATTTCTTCACCAAGATTTTTTAACTTTCCAGAGTAATCCTTTGTCTTAAAGTCTTTAATAGTTACCTTAAAAGTTCTTGGATCAAAGATAACTCTTTCTGTGGCAAATGCACCCATTCTTAAATTTTCTAATAATTTTTGATTACTTGAAGTATTGTAACTTAAAATATTAAAATCATTATCTCTTTGATCTCTTGATGCATTAATTTCCGTATATGTATAAGTTGCTTTTGGTGGTTGAGTAATTAAACTATCAATAGATTTAAAAAAGAATCCGTCTTTTGTTTGGAAAAAAACAAATCCAGCACTGCCATTTTCTTTTAAAATATCTGGAACTGCCTTAGATGCAAGTGTTACTAAAAGACTAAATGGTTTACGGGAATTGCCTACAAAAGCATATTTGTTTGAAGTTTGATCTATTTCTACTTTTTTATTTGTTCTTACGTAATCTTTTATAATATTTTCTACCGAAGCGGAAATGGGTGAAGATGATGGATATTTTTTAGTAACACTTTCAGTTTCATTTATAATTGCCTCCTTCGATGATAAATGTGCAACAAATACTTCTCTTTGGTTCTCACTGATTACATTACCTATTTTTGAAACATAGAGATTCTCTTCTGAATTTGTTGCAAAATCTAGTCCAGGATTTGTCGGGGAGTTTCCTGCAATTTTAAGAGCAACTCTTTCACCACCTCTTAGAGGAAGCCCTTGATAGATTGATTGCATTTCACCATCTGGTGTCATGCAAACTAGATCTGGATTACCTTGATTGTCAGATTTTGGAACACTGTTTCCTGTGTTTGTAACAACAATTGTTGCTGTTATATTGGGTGAAAAAATATCTTCATAATAATCAATAGAAACCGTGCCTAGTCTTACATCGACGGTTTTTTTACCGTCTCTTGATTCTATTGTAAGTGTTTCGTATATGGACTGTTCTATTGCAGACATTTATTATGCTAGTTGGAAATACTGACTTTGTTCGATATATCTATTTAATCCACTTGTATCAGAACTTGATCCACTTAAACCACTACCACCTCTGGAAGATGGTGCAGGTGCCTGTGCAACTTGTGTTGGTTCTTGCATTGGTACTAATATAGTTTGACCTTTTCTTTCTGGTGTGACTTGTGTTGCAGTTTGAGTAGATGGTGGGTTAGCACTTGCGATTTGTATTCCTGTTGCATTCGCTGGTTTTGCAGCAGTTTGGGGTGCAACAGTTTTTCTTCCAATATCTAAAAGATTTAGATATGGTTTTGGATCAATTGGTCTTCCGTTTGGGCGAACTTCATAGTGTAAGTGTATTCCAGAACCAGAACCAGTATTTCCAATTTCTCCGATCACTTCTCCATTATAGGGTCCAAGTTTAACAAAAATTCTTGCAAGGTGTGCAAAGTAATATTCAGTATTACCAGATTTAATGATGACTAGATTTCCATATCCACCACCTTGACCAGCATAAGTAACTGTTCCAGATGCTTTAAACCCAACTAACCATCCTTTCTGTCCACTAGTTCCTATGTCAATACCTGCATGACTTCTTGTGGGAGTTCTATATGCTCCATAATTACCACCACCTCCCGAAAGACCAACCTCACGTGTGCCGCCAGAGGGTCCAGATACATTAATCTCATCCTTGACACGAGATCTTGGTAATGGGGTGGATGGTGTTGGTGTTATTGATGGTTTTCCAAGTGGAGTTTCACGAGCTTGCTCTACTATTCTAATTTGTTCTGCCGAGTACCTTGATCCACCAACTGTCCAAGGTTGAATTCCTCTTTCTTTAATAAGAGCAACAGCCATTAAATCTTGATTTTCTGGACTAAATGGATCACTAGGTTTTAAACCAGCGGACTTCATAACTCCTGGAAGAGTATTTGGAATAAATTGATATCTTCCAGCAGCATATACACCATAATCACTAATTTGTGGATTGTTTTTATTCATTAACCATTGTTGTCTTTGAAGAACTTCACCAATGGTCATATCTGTAAGATTTTTTTTAATCTGAGTTCTAGAATCTAAAGTAGATCCAACGATTTTTTTACCAATTGTTCCCTGATTCATTGCATTATAACTTCCACCACTTTCTGGTCCAGATATAATATCAAGTGCCTGTTTATGAATGGGTTGCAATTGTCCTGTTGCACTAGTTCCAGGAACTCCTTCCGGCGCACCAGGTGGTGGCCCACCCTCATCAAAATCTAATTGATCAAATCCAAGATCAAGTGGTGTTGTAAGCAATCCTATTGCACTGTTAATATCATTTTCAATACCAATCATCCCATACTGTATGGTTGATAATGTATTGTCGATTAATTGCTTTTGATCACTAAAATCAAAACCAATTAAATTTCTTAATGTTCCAACTAGAAGTCCACCAAATCCAGAAAGTATAGACGTAACATTGCCAATAAAAGATCTTAATACACCAAGTAATTTTCCACCTCTTTCTATAAGTTGTTCTCCAAGACGAATAATAGTTGGAAGATTATTTAATAACCATCCAACCATCAATGTCCCCACAAAGTCTAGTATTCTACCAAGAAATCCTTTGGTGCTTGATGCTATTACTTTACCTTGTCTTTTGATTGCTCCACCAACACTTGAAGATTCAACAATATCTTCTCTTTCTCTTCTACGAACTGCTTCTCTTCTTCTTTGAAAATTAGTGTTGGCAATTGATATTGAACGCTGCTTTTGTCTGTTAGATTGTGAGATAGTTTGATTTATTTTAACCGTCGTCTTTTGAGCACTCACAATACTCTTATTAAATGACATAACAGACTTTCTGATACTATTAACACCTATTGATGATTTTAGTAATGTCCCTTGAAGTTGAGTTGCCATATTATGTCATCGGTACATTATAAACACTGTGAGAATAGACTAAAAGATAATTATCTTTATTTTCTGCATCAATTGAGGGGACTGAGTTTGCTACTCCACCAGTCTGACTTGAAGCAACTGGTTGTGTTTTTGCTGATGATCCTGGTATTGGGAATGGTAAGATTGTTGGTGCTGGTTCTGGTAAAGGTCCAACACTTCCTGCTTTCGTAGTTGCCTCTTGTTTAATTGGTGATATTTGTGCTTCTGATATTTTTGATGAACTTGAAATTAAAGTCTCTCCACTTAGTTGATCAACGCTAATTTCTCCGTATAATGGTGCTTGTGCAAAATCTTGCTGACTTGCATTTGCTATTACATCTGATTGTTGCTGAGTACCTTTATCATTCATTAGATTCTCAGAGTTAAAAGCAACATCTGGAATTTTATTGTTTAATGGTTGTGATGATAAATTTTTATTTGCACCACTATTCCCACCACCAAACATTTCACCTGCTTTATCATAAAATCCTTTCACTGGATCTATTGTTTGACCGAAAATAAAACCCCCAGCACCGAGCCCAGTTAATAATTTTAACCAAGGTGGTCCAGGAATTTTAGAGGCAAAATTTCCTGCCATAGCTGATAATCCAGCAGCACCAAAATTACCTGCTGCTGCTCTTGCAGGATCTTCTCCTCCTGCCACATCAAAAAGAGTTCCTAATCCACCAGCACCAAGTATAGAAGTCAATCCAAATCTGTTTAATCCTTGTCCAGAAACTCTTTGTTCTGCTTCTGCTACTGATCTTGCTGGACCTGCTGGTGGTGGTGTTGCTGGTGGTGGTGTTCCTTTACCACTATTTGAAAAGTTGGGAAGAATATTTTTAATTTTAGGTATAAGTCTATTTGCTGCTCCCTTTACACCATCAAGAAGTGCTTGAACTGGGGTTAAAAATAACCCTTGTGCAACAGCAGCAGTAATTTTTGATGCAAATCTAGTTAAACCATTGAATACTGTTGTTAATCCAAATCTGATTCCAGCATATATTCCACCAACAATACCAAGATTTTTTAGAACATTATTTCTTATGTCTTCTAATTTTTTCTTATTACCTTCACCTAAGGCTTTAATTGTTTCTATTGATTGATTAATTAACCAACCACCTAAAATTGTAAGAAAGAAATCTCTAACTCTTGAAAGAGTGAATGATGCCTTTGCTGCTACCTTTTGAACAGGAGCAACCAGAGCATTTTGTATTCTTCTTTCAATGATACTTTCTTTACCTTCTCTTAACTGTTGTTCTGCAAGTCTTCTTTCCTGATTCTGTTCTTGAATATCTTTCCTTCTTTCTAACCCAGAACTTTGATTGATGTTTGTATAGACAGCCTGCATTGAGGCACTTAAAGAATTAACTTGCTGAGTAAGAGATGCAAGTTGTCCAGAAACCGTATTTAATGCTAACGAGTTTCTCTGAATTAAGGATGTTGTGACTGGATCTGGTTGCGCAACAGGAGCAGGTGCAGGTGCTGCTCTAACAAATGCATCGGCAGACACTGTTCTTCTAGCAACCTTTAATCCCCCTGATATTGGCGATTTAATCTCAGCCATTTACTCCCTGCTTAAGGTTTTCTTCTTCAATGTATTGTTTGAGAAGAGAAAGATAAATTTCTCTCTCCCACGGTATCATATTTTCAAGCTCTGTCAAGCTATATTTATGGTGCTGCATCAATGAAAAATTAACTTTATAGTATGACTCAAGATCTTCATGAGCCATACTCACCCGAAAAAAGCTGATAGACCCTCCAATACAACTTCACTTTCGACACCAGTATTTGGATTTTTAATTTTGATGATATGTGAAAGTTTTGGCATTGTATCAAAGAAAGTTTCAATCTCTTTAAATTGTTTTGAACTCAACTGCTCAATAAATTCTTGAAGTTCTTTTTTAGTGCAGTCTGATGCAGACCAAGATTCTTCTTCAGAATAAACTTGCTCAATACAAGAAGCAATCAAATCAAATGTTTCCGACACACCAATTTCACCACTATCAGCAAAATTACTCTTCACAAACTGATCCATTGAAGGATATTTCATTCTCAAAATCAAATTATCATCGAGTTTAATATCCTTTGAATGTTTCTCGTCAACCTGAACTTGAATTTCATCAAGATTAATTAGAGTTGGAACTTGGGTCACATTATCATCTGGGCAAGTAATTAAAACTTCAACATCTTCTCCAACAGATTTACCACGAATGTTGAGGAATAGATATTCAATATCAAAAGTTGATAGTTCTTCAACCTTGATACCTTTTGTTAAGATACAAGCAGAAATTACATTCTTTACTGCATTTGCAATCTGCTTAGCGTCCTCACTTTCCATTGCAATAATCAAGATCTTTTCTTCTTTGACTAGAAAAGGTCTATACTTAATCGTCTTTTTAGACGAAGGAATTTCCAACTCATAGGTTGGAGTAGAAATTTTTGGTAAAGGCATAATAATCCTTACAAGTCAGATAAAAATATTTAGAGGGTTCGTCTAGATCCTATTACTGATCCAGAATTTTTTGCCGATGGTAATTGATCATAAAGTTGTCCAGTCACAATTGCTTCGGTGGCTGAAATATTAGACGGTCTAAATCTAACTCCACCTGCACTAGCAGCACCAGCAGACATTGGAATATAGACGGGTTTATTTGAACTCGTCTCATTTAAGAAGTTAGTTTTGAATTCTCCAATTTGATTATTATCTTCTCTTCTTGCAATATCTATACTATATGTCTTTCCACAAACATATCTTTCATAGTTAAATGATGCACTTGCCTTTAAAATTCCAGAAGATTCATAAGATACTGCCGTTGAATTTAATGACAGTGGGAACAATCCATAAAAAGTATATTCAATATATCTGTTATAATCTCTATCAAATTTTATGATTCTTGTGGCATTACACTTATATTGCTCGGGATACCTCATTCGATAATAATATCCCTCTTGATAAGGTTGCTCAAAAGATCCACTCGAAATAAACTCCATCCAGTGCTCTATAAATTTCAAAGTTCTATATGAATGATCAACATAGAATTCCAAATCTAGTTGAACAAAAGTTCTGGTATGCGCCATTTTTTCGGCAACACCAGTATAGTTTCCAACAATATCTGATGTTGCAAAAGAACTTCCTGGAAGTGAAGCAGAATTGCATAGTAGTCCAACTGATTCATTAATAAATCTAGAATCAACTCCTCTTTGAAGTAAATAAGATCTTAGTGGTCCGGACAGTCCTCCAAAAATCACCTGATAGTGTGAGGTCTGAGCAAGTCTGCTAAACAGTGGTTTGAACTCTGATATTTTTCTTGGTCTTGGTGCAGGCACTCTAAATACCTATTATGAGTCTTTTAGTTATTTAGATGTCCTATAAGGGAAAATATAAACCATCATATCCACAAAAATACAAAGGAGATCCCACCAATATCATATACAGATCATTATGGGAGCGCAAATTCATGGTCTATTGTGATCTGAATGAAAATGTTTTGGAGTGGTCTTCTGAGGAAAAATGTGTTGCTTATAGATCTCCAATTGATGGAAGAGCACACAGATATTTTCCAGATTTCCTTATCAAAGTCAAAGAGGAAAATGGTTCTGTCAAAAAATATATGATCGAGATCAAACCAAAAAGGCAAACTGTCCCACCACCAAAACCTAAAAGACAAACAAAGGGATACATCTACGAAGCATATGAGTATGCTAAAAATCAAGCAAAATGGGAAGCAGCAAGAGAATGGTGTGCAGATCGTGGTTATGAATTTAAAATCATCACAGAAGATCACTTAAATATCAAATAATGCCAAGAAAAAGTCTAAAAGAAAGACAACAAAAAAAGGTCACAGATACAGATACGAATCAAAACCGAGTTCGTGCTGTTCTTGATGGAATCACAGGAAAGGAAAGTGGTGATGATTTAATGTTGGAACTTTTAGAAGTGATTCCTGAAAGTGGAAAAATACCAAGACCAGGTAAATTTTATATTTTTGTTTACAATGCCAAGACTCCTAATATTCAATTTGATCAAAATCCTCTTGTTGCTGTGACAGATGTTTTTCGGTGGGGATTTAAAGGAATCAATATGCACTGGGGAGAAACTCGTCAATATACTTGGGATGAGGTTGCTGGATCTTTATATGAAGTCTTCCCATCTGAAATAAAAGACTTACAAGCAATACCTTTTGCGAATTTCCGAATAAATAACTAAAAAAGTATCATAAATGCCACTCAATGTCGGGGCTCCAATAGGGAGTGAAGCATATACTACCGCATCCACTCAAAATGCATATGCAAATGCATATGGTTCTGCAAATGTTTCTGCTGGAACTGCGTCTAATACTGGACCTTATTCATTCAGATATCCTAAGAAAAGATTAGATAATACTGCTGATTACCTAGAAATTAAAGTATTTGATTATGTTCCTGGTGGATTTGAACTTGGTCCACCAATACAATCACAAACAGCAAGGCAAAGATTAAAAGCAAAACAAAGTAGTCCAAAAGGTTATATACTTCTACCAATACCACAAAATGTAAGTGATAATATTTCCATGACTTGGGGTGAAGATAGTATAAATCCAGTTGAAGCCGCACTATTTGCTGCTGGATCTGATGCTATCAACAATCCAAAAAAAGCATTTGACGATGCAATTGCTAATGTTAAAAATGCTTATCAATCTGGAATGACTGATTTGCAGAAAAAAGCCTTATCCAATTATATCGCCGCAAGAGCTGTTAATACGTTATCTTCAAACGTCACACCAACAGGATATGTTTCAAGAACAACAGGTGCAGTCTTAAACTCCAACTTGGAACTACTTTTTCAAGGTGTAAATTTGAGAACCTTCCAATTTACCTTTGATATGGCACCAAGATCAAATAATGAAGCAGAAGAGATTAAACAAATTATTAGAACCTTTAAAAGAGAAATGTCTGCTAGAACCAGTGGTGGTGCAGGATCTGGTTCTAATAGTGATGTTGGATTGTTTATAACTGCACCTAGTCTTTTTCAATTAACTTATAAAAGTGGTCCAAGAAAACATCCATTTTTAAATACATTTAAGCCTTGTGCATTGACTGACGTTGCTGTGAATTATACGGCATCTGGAACTTATGCCACATATGAAGATGGATCACCAGTTCATATTCAAATAGGATTAACATTTAAAGAAATTAATCCAGTCTACTCTGAGGATTATGAAAATGAAGAGGAAGCAAGAACAGGAGTAGGATACTAAAATGAGTTATTTCAGAGAACTACCAGATTTAGATTATCAATCTTCATTACCACACAAAAACTCCTCAAAAGAGTATGTGAGAGTTAAAAATCTCTTCCGTAGAGTTAAATTACTTGATTGGTTACAAGATAAAGCAACTCTTTTCAATAAGTATCAAATTGAAGAAGGTGAAAGACCAGATCTTGTTGCTCAAAAACTTTATGGTAGTGCAGACTATGACTGGGTTGTTTTATTAACTGCTGGTATTATCAACGTAAGAGATCAGTGGCCATTATCCAATCGTGATCTATATGTCTATGCAGAAAATAAATATACCACTCAAAACTTATCTAATATTCATCACTACGAAACAATTGAGGTAAAAGATTCGAAAGGAAGATTAATTTTACCGAAGGGGCAAATTGTAGATTCAAACTTTAAAATTACAGTTTCACCTGGTGCAACATACAAAGGTGTTGGTGCTTATGAAACTACAATATTTGCACCTGACACAACTGGTCAGATAAATCCAGTCATAGGTGTAACAAACTATGAATATGAATCTAAACTAAATGAAGAAAAAAGACAAATTTATGTATTGAGACAATCTTACTTACAACAATTCTTAAATGATATGAGAGTGATTATGCATTATGATAGAAGTTCTCAATACGTTGATAAGAAACTAATTCGTACTGAGAACACTCGTCTCATCGGACCATAAGAGTTTCAGTTTTTTATCAAACATCATCACATATCGGTGCTTTCGGGAGCGGTCTCTCCATTCTCCCGCAGCACCTTTCATTTTACCTCTTGAATGTTTGGTGCCGTCTGCATAATAGAAATCTTTTTTTGCATCTGTAAGACCACAATACTTAAAGTTACAAGCGCGATAGATTGTGCCAGTATGAAAATCGTTATCAGCGTAAGAGATGATTGCTTTAACTTCTGTATCCTTTCGTAACTGTTTAATCGCTCTTGAAACGAACCAAGAAGTGATATTATACTCTCCCTGTTGGGTGTCAGGGTGTATGCAAAGTCGTGAAAGTTCAAAGAGTCCTTCTTGTTCATTTCTTGCTAGTCCAAATGCTCCTTGTGCTACTTCTGGAACTGGAAGTCCAGTAAAAATACAAACGCCGACTGGTCCTCCAATATTCAAGGGAGAAAAGTCATTCTTTCGGAACAAACCATAGTTATATCCTGATTTGTAACCTTTTGAAAAATCTTTTAGATAA